TACCAGGAAGCAACTGACAATCTTCAATTTTACCTCGCATCAAGTTCTACCACTGCTTTGAACTCACTTGTATTTGAAGGTGGACAGGATTGGGATGACCTGAAGACTACTACCACAAAAGAACAGGCAGACAGGATTCGATCATATATCAACAGACCTATTTATAAAAGAAAGAAAGATACAGCTCAAGGTGCATCAGAAAGAGATTATGATTGGGTACTTGTGAGATGTAATGCTGCTCTGGCAGTGGCTGACCTTATTCGCAGTATGGACCCGGAAAAAGCTGATGAGATAGAAGATCGGATCACAAACCTTGATGGCACTGGATTACTTGACAGGCTTAAAAGAAAAGAATATGTATTGTGGAATGAATGCTCCTGGAGATCTGAAGGCGGTGTAATTACTGATGTAAGCGTGAATGCATCCACCACAGGTGTCATAGAAGATTTAAAATTAAACAGTAGGCCATCAGTCGATTGGGACGATGTTCGTGTTACAATTGAGACAGGTGGGACCTTTGTAGCAGGGACTACAAGCCCATGTTATTATAATGTTTTTGTTAAGGATGGAGCTACTGGCCTGAAGATGAATAAGATTGTTAGTAATGAACAGATAAGCGGTGATTATCAGTCTCTGGCTTATGGGGCGCAAGTGAGATTTTCAGAAGGTGTCTATACTGCTTCAGATGAATGGAGTATAATATTTCAGTCTGATGAGATCGCTATTGGGAGCTGTAAATCAGGACAGCTTTACAGGTGATGTCATCCATTGGAGAATAAGTAGTGGCGATAACTTATGAAAATGTTATACAGGACCGGGTCATTGATTCATTATATACTCTTCTTGCTGATGAGTTTTCGATCCCGATTTACTTTGATGAGCATAAGGGCAATCATAGTTTTCTGATTACACCAGGTGAAGATACAGTTTTATCATTCATGCAGAAGGGACAGACGAGGTCTTATGTATTAAATATTTCTTATGAGATAACATCAGATGGCGAACACACAAAAATTAGTATGAAACGAATAACAGAAATAGCTGAAAGAATAAAAAGATTGATAATGAATAATATAGCATACTCTCCATCCAGTGTCTATAAATGGCATGATGCGAGAATTGAAGCTATTGCTTATGCAAGAAATGAAGGGATTCTAAGTGCGAACCTGGAATTCGTTTGTACAAGTATGGAAACACTATAACAGGAGATATTATGGCTGATAAGAATATGAAAAAATACAAGGCAACTGAGTCTTTTGATGTAGATGCTTTCAATGACTTTGAAGGACTTGGCAATGCAAATCATTCAAAACTATGTAGAGGTCAGGTTGTGGAATTGGATTTTGAGCCGACTGCATTAATAAAAAATAAAATGTTACAAGAAGTAGGAGGTAAAAAATAATGGCAACTTACGCAGGAAATCAATTTTTAGTTTATGTGGGATTACATGATGGGGTAAACTTTGGAATAGAAACCCAGGAATCAGATGGCTCACTTCATAGATGGAATCTAGATACTGTTAATGATATCGATTTTAGCGGTGGGGTGACACAAGAGTTTATACCAAGAACCGGGCAGAAAGTGACCAGGGAAACAGATGTATTTACTACTAGGAATGGTGGTACTTATTCATGGACTTTTGATTGGCTTGTAGATTCTGAAGAAATATTACAATTCTTAGTTAAATCTGCTCTTGAAACTACTGCAACAGGTTTAATAAATGTAGTAGGGAGTGTGGCTCACGATGCTGATTATGTAGTTGGTGGAGCTTGTGCCAGTACATTACAAGTATGTATAGTAAGTCCAGATGCCTCTGAAACAAGAGTCCTTCATTCTGCTGTAGTTTCAGAACTTACCCTTTCAATGGATGCTGAAACAAATGGTGGCAGATTAAGGGCATCGGGAACTATATGGTCTGGATTTCAGCCCAATGTAACTACTAATGCTGTAACAGATGGCTCTACTGCATCAAATACTGATTTTAATCAAGGCTTATTTGATTGTCATGCTATTGAAATAGCGACTACTCAGGTAACTGCTAAATCATTTTCATTTACAATTAACCATCCAGCAGCAAGAGTTGGATTTGCTATTGCGAATTCAAATGACGGAGAACCACAGGAATACATAAGAGATAGATTAGAAATAACTGGATCTTTGAATGTTAAAATGGATGATACTGTTGTTGCTCAACAAGCATTTTGGCTAGCTGGAACTAGTAAAGCAATTCTTGTAGGAGATGAAGGAACATCAGCAGGAGGTAGTGCGACTAAAATATTCTTTGAATTTCCAACTGTTAAATATACAGGCCATAATGTTGATCTTGGTGCAGAGGATGGAGTATTTATAGAGCTTCCGTTTACTGCCACAGCTACTGGTGCAGGGAAATTAATGTATTTAAAACTTACTTAATAAAATAATTTAAGACTGACCCCAAACTGAAAGTTGGGAGCATGACCGTAAAAACAACCCACGGATCTTTTGATGTCCGTGATATTACCTTTGCTGATAGAAGACATCTTCATCGCCTTGAGTTAGAATCACTTTCTGGAAAAGAAGTCTCAATGACTAAATACTATGACCTTATTGAATGGGTTATGGAATATGCCTGGGATGGAATAGATAATGCTGAAAAAGTATTAAAGAAATTTGATGATAATAAGATAGACGAAATAGTATCTGCTGTCTATCAGGCGTACAAGGATGTAGATCCAAAAAAAACATAAAGGCTCGGTTAAGCGTGTGGTACAGTTTCTTCGGGCCTATTGAATCACCTTTTCCTTTGGAATTTCCGTACCAGGCAAATAGTCCTACCTTACGAAAATCCATTACATATACAGAAGAAGAATTATGGAATGAAGTAAACAGGATTTGCCAGGAATCCCTTAAAACTTCATATACTCTAGGTCAATCCCTATGGTATAATCTCTCATTATGCGCTAACATAGATTATTTCTATGATTCAGATACAAACTTCCTTATCCGTGAATACAATATGTGCAAACAATTCAATATCCCCCCGGCAAGGAACATTGATGAAGCGGATTATCTCAAGATGGTCATCCTTTCTGCTATAGATGAAGAGGCGAATGCTTGTATGAAGCACAAACAGGAGAAGAATAAGAATGGCAAATAAATTTATTATAGAGATTCGGACCAGAGGTTTTAAAGGTGCTGAAGATGATCTAAAAAGAGTTGGTAAATCAACTCGTAAATTTGCAAGAGATGCAAATAAAGCAGGAAAAGCGGGAGCGTTCTTTAGACGAACTATGTCTCAGTTGCGGAATAATCTACTGCTTGTTTCTTTTGCATTTGGTGCAGTCATACTTACTATTAAAAGATTTATTGATGCTTCCGCAGGCTTTGAAAAAGTTAAAACGAGATTAGTTGGATTAACTGGCTCTGTAGAAAATGCTGAAAGAGCATTTGATAAATTTAATAAAGTCGCAGCGACCACTCCATTCTCCCTCCAGGATGTCGTAGAAGCAGGAGCGCAGTTAAAAGCATTTGGTGCTGATGCTGAAGCCTTAATTAAACCTATATCCGATTTAGCTGCCTTTATGGGGACTACTGCTGTTGAAGCAGCAAATGCTTTTGGTAGGGCATTTGCAGGTGGAGCAGGGGCAGCCGACATCCTCAGAGAAAGAGGAATCCTTAATATAATTAAGACCTCTCAGGGTCTTACTGATCTGTCAAACACCACACTTCCTAATTTTAGAAAAGCACTGATTGAATCCCTTCAAGATCCCGCAGTTGGGATAGCAGGAAGCACAGAAAGATTGAGCAAAACATATGTTGGTGTGATGAGTAATATGCTAGACTCAACAACAAGATTAGCAGCTTCTGTAGGTAATCTATTAGTACCAGCAATAAAAACAAATGCATTAGAGACTACTAATATGATGAATGTCTGGACTGAATTCATTACAAAATTAGGTGAAACTCAATTAGAAACCACATTGCGCCATTTAAAAGAAATGGGAATAGAAGCGAAAAAACTAGTAGAACTTCAAGCTGCGGTAATAACTGAGAAGGCAGTTAAATCAGTTGAAGACTATAATAAAAAAATTAGTGACTTAGTTACATCCAATGATATTTTAAGGGATACTTACAGTTTCCTCTTTAAGGAAGAAGAGAAACTTCGTATAAGAAGAGGTGAAGTAATTGATAAAACAAAAGAATATCATTTCATTACTGAAAAATCAAATCTAGTACTTGAGTTAGCAGAAGGAAGAGTAAATCA